TAAGACCGGTAAAATTATTCGCAAGCGCAAAGGTTTCTACAAGGCGATATTTGATGACAGGGATGAAACAGAGCTTGCTCCGATTATGGCGGCTGATGACTCTGAAGAGGCGATTACCCGTCTCACTTCCTGTCTGCTACGCAGTGGCACACCAATAGAGACAATCGTGTCGCAACTTGAAAAGATTAGTGGGGCAGACCTAACGAGTTTTGCTAAGGCTATAGCCAGAGCCTTGAAGAAATACATCCCCGAGGGGACTGTAACGGGAGAAGCATGTCCTGATTGTGGTGCTCCCTTAGTGCGTAAGGGCGGGTGTAAGGGGTGTAGTTGTGGATATTCAGCGTGTGATTGAGGTGGTATAATGCTAAAATGGTTACATAGACACGTAGCGTGGTGTTGTTTGGAACAGCCAGATTTACAAAATCACTATAAAGAATTCATGAAAGATGGCATTATGACGGAAGCTGAAGCTCAATACATTCAAGACCAGTTTAATTTACTACAGATACGAGAATACGAATCACAGTTTAAGCCTTAAAGGAACTTTAAGTGCCCTATATTAAGCCAGAATTTAAAAAGCGGCTTGCCGCATCGCTAGACCAACTCGTCCTGGATTTACATTCTTTTGACGAGGATGAAATCGAGGGTGTGTTAAACTATACCATAAGCGTCTTGCTTTTGCGGGGTTTAAACCCAAGTGGGCTTTCCGAGTGGAAATATAGGCATCACAACCGAGCGGCTGGTATATTAGATTGCATCAGCAAAGAGTTATATCGTAGACAAACCTTGCCGTATGAAGACAAGGCCATTGAGACTAATGGAGACGTATTGTGAGATATGATATTCACTGCCACGATTGTGACACGTATTACGAAATAAATCAGCGTTTCGAAGACCCGATTCCTAAATGCCCAAATTGCGAATCAGGTAATGTAAAGCGAGTTTTTAGTGTTCCTAGGGTTGCAGTTGTTAAGGGTGATGATGAAATTAAAGTGGGTCACTTGGCAGATAGAAATAGGGACCGCTTTTCGAGTGACCAAAAGGAATATCTCGATGTAAAACATAAGCGTCCACACCGCAAGGTGGAAGAACCGTGGTGGCAGCAATATAACACTAAATCGACGAAAGAAATTATGAAAATGACCCCCAAAGAGCAGAAAGAATACATCGGAGATGACGATGAGTGATTATGTAGCAATCGTAAGTGTAAACGCTATCGTACATAAACGGCTCCCTGATGGAATGTGCCACCCAAAGGCTGTTCACTCGGATAGTTTTGCACTTGGGTGCGAGGGAGAAAGCGCCGAAGAGTGTATTACCAAACTAGAAGCAAAGCTAGCGGAGTTAAAAGCATCGTGGAACCAGAAGATATTAAACGAATCCGAGAACTAAAATCTACCCCAATGGTGGATGGCGAACATATTATTATTAAATGTTCCCGATGTAACAAACCACTGGTAGATATATGGGTTAACCGACCCAACGCTCCAGCGATTAGTAAAATCGTGGCCCAGTGTCCACATTGCGGGGATAAGTCCTTTGCCGTCCGCGTCAGCGGTTTGTATCAAATTGGAGCTACGCCCGAAACCGCCTACGATGGTTCCAATATGGAAATTATAGATGGTGTGTTTAATGTTTTGGTTTTAACCCGAAAGGTATAATATGTCAGATGGAATTTTTCGACCCAAAGGCCCGGTTGAGCCCGTAATGTCGCTACGTGAGAAATTATCAGAGGTAGCACCGGGCCTGATGACTGGAACCGGACTTGGAGAAGTGGGGTTTACTAAAGGCGTCCCTAGTACAACAATACCACAAACAATTAGTGTTTCAAGTCCATATTGCTATGCAAAATACGTTAGGGGCCAACGGGAACATTATTTCATCAAGGTCACACGAGAGAATTTTCTATATAACCCATGGGATACTCTCACCGAGGGTTTAGAAACTGCCCGTGGTACAGCCGGAAATCCCGAGCTTCGGTTCGAAGAGGTTCCAATGCGGGCTTTTGAACAGTACTTAATGTTTCTTAATACGCGAAATCGGTTATTTCTTCAGCAAGCCGAGGGATTGCGACTTTGAAATACATGGGAAGTAAAGATAGGATAGCCAAATATATTATTCCTATCATGACCAAAAATCTCAAATCAGACCAGTGGTGGGTAGAGCCATTTGTTGGCGGTGCAAATATTATCGACAAAATCAATCACAAGTGGCGTCTTGGTGCTGATATTAATCCATATTTGATTGCTGCATTAGAATTAATCAGAGATAATCCAGACTGGCTACCTAAAAACAAACACGAAACAGACGAAATAGAATATCGTAATATGAAAGCTTCTAATAATATTGCTCTTAAAGGATACTATGGATTTGCATTATCATATGGTGGCAAGTGGTTTGGTGGTTGGCGTCGTGACAAACTGGGTAAAAGAGATTATGTCGGCGAAGCGTATCGTAATGCAATTAAACAATCTGTGGTATTACAAGGGGTACAGTTTACATGCTGTAGTTACGATGTACTTGCACTTCCTTTGCAAAGCGTAATATATTGTGACATACCATATAATGATACAACTAAGTACAACTCTGGGTTTGACCACAAAAAATTCTGGGATTGGTGTAGAAAACAAGTCGCTTTGGGACATAATGTTTTTATATCAGAATATACCGCACCTGATGATTTTGTATCCGTGTGGCAAAAGGAAATTGTTAGTAGTTTAACACAAAATACTGGTAGTAAACGAGGCGTGGAAAGATTATTTGTTCATCATACACAACTATAATATTATTGTATAAAAGGAGCAATTTGTGAAAACATTAAATCCAGTTGAAAAATTCTTCGTAGAACATCACCTTGGGATGTCTGCAAAGGAAATGTTACCACTTTTCAGGCGTGGGCTCACTATTGAGGCAATTCAGTCCTATATTGATGAAATTAATGCCCGCCCCGTGCCACAACCAGAACCAGAACCGCTGCCTTCGGCGCGCGATATGATGACGCTTCGTAAGGGCGTTGTCGTGATGACTAAGGAAGTGGCCGAAATGGGTGACGATGTGGCCAAACAGGGACCACGACCACCCAAAGACAATATTCATAGAATTTTCCCAGAGTAATAATATGTCTGTTTGTTTACAGCCGGATGATTTTCTACACGAAAAGACATATTGGTTTGCCGAATTGAGTAACGGTGAAATTGTGTATCAAGATGACAATCGACCCGGCCTTGAGCCAAGTGCGTGGGTTCGCCTTGGGAAATACGTTCGAGAAAACGACCTAAGAATAGTGGCTTTATCAGTACGCTTTAGGTCACACATCGAACGGCTTCCACGAGATTGTGCCGCGTATTACTTCTCAAAGGGTGCGTGCCGCGACATGACGAGTCCTAAGACTGTGAATACACTCGTGTTGGGATATCAGGCTACGCCAGTGGATAGTTTTAAGTGCTTGTGGTATAAGTGTCCCGAACTTATCGTTGTAAATGAAGTTATCAAGTCCCCTTGGGACGTAAAGGAACCGTTTGTAATCTATGGCGAAACAACGCACTGATAAGAGTCGGGTCAAGTCTAACAAGGGCTCCCAATATGTGACTGATGCCCAACACATAACGGAACAATTATGTATACATATAGCAAAACAGCAGAATAAGGAACTAGGGGACCGATTTTGGCTCAAACCCGAATGGGCTAAGGTATTTCGTGAGCAGATTCCAGCGGCAGTTGCCTTGCTTAAAAAGTATCATTTGAAGGCTATAATCGGTGCTCTGCGAGACTATCGCTGCCGCAAAATGTATTCTTTGAGGGCAAAGTGGTTTCATAACATAGTTGAGCAGTATCAGGTTAAACTGGATGCCCAACCCGTTGTTACGACGGAAGCCGCTAATGCGGAAGGTGAGACCCCAAGACCTACAACCGGGGAGCAAACCGTTGTGAGTAAACTACAGGGCTTGTAAGTGTTCTTACTCCAAGGTGGGTGTTTTATAAGTGTTTTTACAAGTTGATAATTGTTTTTGGAGGCTTTACTTTGGCGGTATACGATTTTCAAAAAGACTTAATAAAAAAATACGGTGCAGAAGCATTTATAACAGGAAGACAATTGGTAGATACTAAAAAAGAGGTTCTCCCGTGGAGTCCTAAGCTTGATATTATTCTTGGCGGTGGTGTTCCAGAAGGGAGTTATGTAAATGTTGCTGGCCCAAAAAAGTGTGGAAAAAGTCTGAGTACACTACATTTTGCTGCAAAATGCCAACAACGAGGTAGAAAAGTATTTTATTTGAATATTGAAGGACGTATAAAGAATAGAGACTTGGTTGGTATAAACGGATTAGACATTGATGAACTTGGTATCATGACATCATTTAAAAACGCAAACGAGGCCAAAATATTCTCTGCTGAAGAGTATATTGACTATGCGGAAAAAATAATACACAATATCCCTGGCGCTGTAATAATTTTGGATTCTGTGTCACAATTGGTAACTCACAAAGAGTTGTCTGGTGATATTGAACAAGAAAACTATGCCCCTGGTTCAAAGTTAATGTCAAGATTTCTAAAACGAGTATCCAATGTTGTTCCTGCTAATAATATTATAGTAATGTCTATTTTACATGTAACTAGTGATTTTAACAGATTTGGTCCTGGCGAATCGGTTACTGGAGGTAAAAAAATAGGTTATGCCGCAGATATTGAATTAGTTTGTAAAAAATTTGCTTTTATCAGGGGCAAAGGTCTTGAGGATAATGATAAGGAAGATAAGAAAAAAACTCTAGAACCACCATGGGGCCAACGAGTTACTTGGCAAACTGGTTCTACTGCTATAGTAGCACCTGGACAACAGATTGATTCCGTGATAAGATATGGAACAGGTATAGACGAAGTAACAGAAATAATGGAATTAGCTATCCAAACAGGATTCATTGCAAAAAACGGCTCGTGGTATAATCTTGAGTATTTAACAGATTTGGGTAAAGAAGCCACAAAAATTCAAGGCAGCGAAAAGTTGTATAATTACCTAAAAGACCAACCGGAAGAGTATGAGTTGTTAAACAGCGAAGTCCGCAAAATGCTTATCCCATGAAAGTCAGAGACTTTAATGGCCGAGAACACCCGTGGCCTCCTCGTGGTAAAATAACAGACTCAAAAAGTCAATACCATCTTCGCTGCCGTAAGTTGCTACACACGTTATACCCTACACAACCAATTCTAGAAGAAGTAACATTACCGGGCGTTAATTTATACCTAGATTTCTACTTACACTTTCGTCGCCTTGCAGTTGAAGTCAACGGGGAACAACATTATAAGTTTAACCCGCATTTTCATCAGAACAAATTAGCATTTTTCCGCGCTCGGCAGAACGACAGTCGTAAGGCGGAATGGTGCGAAATGAACAGTATCGTACTGGTAACTTTAGATTGGAACCAAGATGATGCCAAGTGGACAGCAGATATCCTCAACGCTTGATTCAAAGCGGCAAGAACTCGACAATATTTTACTAGAATATCGCCGCAAAGTTCGCCTACATGATTTGCAAACATATGACGAAGTAGACAGGTACGTAAATATATCACCAGACGCCTTGAGAAAAATGTTATCCGAGGAATGTGGTGAAGCGTCGATACTATTGTCTCAGTTGGCTAATTATATTCAATTAGAAACAAACCGACATGTGGCTAATATAAATTGGCTAACGAAATATTTGGATTATGTCCTCGCAGACGGAATTAAACAAGCCGACACATATCTACCGTTCAGTCAGAAACGCATCGTAGCTATGAAAAACAATGATGTGGCCCAAAAAATATATAAGGCTATCAACGATATACAACCCTTGGTGGACCAAATGCAATATATACCGACGCAACTGAATCATATGGCAGATATGTATAGGAACTTGCAGCAAACTAAACGTAAAGGAGCGTAGCGTGAATCTAGTAGAAGCTCTTAAGCACGGCATTACTCAGGGTGATTGGACCGTAATTTGTAAAATTTACAGCGCGTTGACGGGCACACAGATAGAACCACCTAAGCCCAAGGAATTCTCATTTGCCGATATTAAGATTGACCTAGAATCTGAGATGCCTATAGCACGTAAACCAGACAATCCACACGGTTTGATTATTCCAACGCAAGAGGAAATAGATGAAATATTGCCACAAGAGGAGGATAATGAACCAGACGAAGACAATTATGTTGATGAAGATGTAGAAGAGAACGCAATCGGAACAAAACATAACGACCATATTGCTTCAACTCGCAACAAAAATACTGCTCGTGGTGAGAATGGTCGGCTATGTAAGCGTGTTCCATTTCAAAAAAAAACCGAACTCCGTTCGTGGACCGATGAGAATTTGTTTCCAGAGCAAGATGTTCGCAAGAATCCCCTAATGGGTGTACAAAACATTACACCTCGGGGGCAACGAGAGGGTGGAGTTGGTACTGTTAATGTAACCTGTCGGGAGTGTCACCAGAGTTATAATGTTGCACCAGTCCTAGTGGGTCCAGACCCAAAGTTCTATCTTTGTAATGATTGTATTGCAAGCAAGGCTTCCGCATTAAAGGATTAAATGTCTGATTTAACTGATGTTGCAGCAGAACGCGCTGTTCTCGGGGGAATTTATAAATACGGCGTCGAAGCTTACTATGACGTAGCTGATATTGTTACACCGTTGACGTTTACCGATACATCAAATGAAGTCATTTTTAAGTGCTTCCAACACCTGTTTGAGGTAGTAAAGCTTCAAAACCTAGACCATTCCTCGGTGCTTTCAGCCGCTAATGAATTGGGCTATTCCTTTCTACTTGAGGGGCATGAGGTAGAACACCTACGGGCTATATTTAATACCAATGTCCTTTTAGAAAATGTGCGGCCCCTAGCGGCCAAGATACGCAAATTAGAGATTGCAACTTTATTGCGTGAGCAATTGCGTGAATCGGGACGGCAATTATCCGAGATTACCGGCAACGAATCCATTGATGAGATTCTAGGACTTGCCGAGAATCCGATTTTTGATTTTGCCCGCAGTCTTAATGGCTCAGAAACAAAACATATTGCAGAAGGGGTAGAACAGTATCTAGAGAATATTAGAAATAACCCTCGGGAAAATATCGGAATATCTACAGGGAACAAGTACTACGATAAGTCAATTGGTGGTGGATTAAGGCGCAAGAGTGTTAATCTTATTGGGGCTCGTTTAAAGCAAGGTAAAGCACAACCTTTGGATGCTTTAATCTATACGCCCAATGGCCCAAAACGAATGGGTGACATACAGATTGGTGATGAGATTTGTGGACCTAACAACGACGTTCGTAAGGTTATAGCGATTCACCCACAGGGCGATAAGGATGTTTATCAGATAAAATTTAGAAATAACGATGTTGTTGAGTGTTGCGAAGACCACTTATGGAGAGTATTTGATACACATCTAAACAAATATTACACATTGTCTACACAAAAAATAGCATCAAGACTGTTACGGGTTAAGTATTCGTTTTGGGCAGTAGACCTACCTATTACTAAATACACAAACCAGAAAGTACCACTAGACCCATATCTTATTGGTTTATTTCTCGGAGATGGCGGACTAACCAATGCGATTGTATTGACAACAGCAGACGCACAAATAGCACAATATCTTAGAGATAACATCGACACAGATTATAATATAAATTGCTCATGTAAAATTGGACAAAACAACAAATCATTATCATACCAAGTAACCAGTGGTAGGGGTGGAAAATATAACAAGTATTTTGAAATATTTCGTTTATTAGATTTATTTGGCAAAAACTCGCATAATAAGTTTATTCCAGATGTTTATAAGTATAATAGTTATGAAGTAAGATTAGCTGTTATACAGGGTTTAATGGATACAGATGGATATGTGGACGAAAATAATAATTGTGAGTATACTACAACATCTGAAAAATTAGCAAATGATTTTAAAGAAGTAGCTCAGTCTATTGGTATGTTATGCAATATTACACCCAGATATACAACTTATGGTAGTAAACGGTTCCTGTCTTTTAGAATAAAAATATCGTGTAATGATAATAGCATATTATTTAGATTGCAACGGAAGAAAGACAGATGCAAGCCACGTATTAAAAGAACATTGAAAAAACGCATTGAAAGTATCACCAAAGTACGCCGTGCGGAATGTCAGTGTATTACTGTAGACAATCCAGATGGTTTGTATATTACAAATAATCATACGATTACTCATAATTCATTTTGGTGTGTTAATGTCGGGCTATACATTTCGGGTCGCCTACAAATCCCCGTGTTGTATGTGGACACAGAAACAGACGAAGAAACTGTATGGCCGCGAATATTATCTAATATAACCTATAGGATACACGGTGAAAAAGGCATAACGATTACTGATATAGAGCGGGGATACTATACAAAAATCCAGTCTGAAGACGAAAAAGTTATTGATGCGGCAAACAGACTTGCTAAAACCAAGTTTCACTATAGACCGGTTAAGGAACTATGTTTCGAAGAAATTCTATCTGTGATGCGACAATGGATATATAAAACAGTTGGATTTGATGAAAACGGTAAAACTAGAGATGCGGTGATTATATATGATTATTTGAAACTTCTTGATGAGAAGGAACTTGCCAGTGGAAAAATGGCCGAATATCAAAAACTTGGCTTTATGGCAACGTCATTGACTAGGTTTGCCTATCGTTATGATGTTCCCATACTTTGCTTGACTCAATTGAACCGTGATGGTATTGATAAGGAAGACTCCTCGACGATATCACAATCAGACAGAATCGGATGGTTGGTTTCCAACTTCGCAATATTTAAAGATAAAAGCCCAGAGGAGATTGCAGAAGATGGGGAGGAGCAGGGTAATAAAAAACTGATACCTATGTTTGCCCGTCATGGCGAAGGACTTCAATTCGGGGATTATATTAACTACAACTTCCACAAAAAATTCGGAATGATTATCGAGGGCGAAACCAAAAACAATCTCGCTGCGCGACGTGCTGTTAAAAACAAGCCTCTTGTTGAGATGTCTGAGGAGCAAATACCCCTTGAACAAACAACAAATTAATACCCTGTGTGATATAGTATGTGACGATATAGAGCGATTGTTAGACTCGTTTGGTCTTAAGTACCGCAAACATGGCAAACTAATCAGTCTTAGTTGCCCAATACACGGTGGCGATAATCCCAGCGCGCTTAATATTTATCCCAACGGTGACGAAGTTCGGGGATACTTTCGGTGTAATACACACGGATGCCATAATAATTATCCAAAGAATATTATAGGCTTCACAATGGGGGTTCTATCTGCTCAAGAGGATAAACCCGTTGGGTACAACGGGGCAATACAATATTTATGTAAAGTGTATAAAATAAACCCTAGGGATATTAAAGGCTCCGCTCGTAAGTCTAACCCAATCAAGAAGCTGTCTTTGCTACCACAACAAAACAAATGGATGACTCGTGACAAATTTCGCCAAAGACTGAAAATTCCGGCTGAATTCTACATCCAGAGGGGTATTTCCGCCCGAGTGCTTGACGAATACGACGTTGGCATATATAATAACAGAGTGGTAGTACCGATTTATGATAATGAATATAGATATGTTTCTGGATACACAGCAAGAACTTTGAATCCAAAATGCCCGAAGTGTAACTTGTATCACCCATTGGCAGAACCGTGTCCCAATAAAGAAGACCCGGTGGCTATTTATCGCGCGGCGAAGTGGGTTCATAGCAAAGGACTAAATACCGAGCATTATTTGTATAATTATTGGTTTGCACGACCACATATCCTCTCAAATGGTGATGTTATTTTGGTAGAATCCGTGGGGAATGTACTCAAGTTGGTTCAAAACGGTTATAAAAACGTCGTTGGTACATTCGGGGCGCATCTTACGTCGATGCAAGAACTCTTATTGAATATGGCCGGGGCACTTAATGTCGTCTTGCTGATGGATAATGACCCTGCGGGGAACTTGGCAAGAGAAAATATCACAAGGCGTTTGAAGCGAACATTCAACCTACGGAGTATTGCTTTGCCACAAGGGTATAATGATGTTGCGGAACTTTCTGATGAATCAATAAAACTACTCTTAAGGATATAATATGCAAACCGAGTGGTGGGCTGTAATGCGCGCGGTACCGTGGGACAAAGTTACGATTCAAGGAAATAAATTGACACCGCCTATAGAAGGTCCGTGTAGATTTATCCCGCTGTTTGATACCCGAGAACAAGCTATAGCGTTTGAAAACGGGTCCAGCGAAAATGTTTTTAAAGTTACGACAACTGGAGCTTTCTAATGCAACTAGTGACATATGAGGATTATCTAACTAAATTGGAAGAGTCGTCGTATTGGCGCGGTCGCTGGGATTATTTCTCGGAGGTATTAAATCTTCTTGGGAAAATTCAGCC